TGTCATTTCGCTTAAAGGGGAAGAAATTATGAAACAAGTAGAAAAAATCCCTTTTACTCTTTCCTGAAGCTATCGAAAGAGTATAAAATGTTTTTTAGGCATAGACAAGTATAGACTAAAGCTACCAGCCTATAAATTACTTATGTATGCTGTAATTTAATGACTTATATTTGCTCCCCCCGTAATCATAGTATGAACAAAAAAAGTAAATTACTATGGAGATAATATATATTGAAGCCCGAACATTCGAGGCAATGATGACACAGTTTGAACTGTTCGCTCATAAAGTGAACAAGCTGTGTGAACGCCATACAAGTAAAGGACTTGAAGATTGGTTAGATAATCAGGATGTGTGCCAGATGCTTAATATATCTAAGTGTACTCTTCAAGGTTATCGAGATAGTGGTATGTTGCCCTATACCAAGATTAGCCGGAAACTCTATTATAGAGTCAAAGATGTAAGAAAACTTATTCACGAATTAGAATTGCAACAAAATGGATAATGACATTTTAACGAAGCGAAACGAGCGGGTAAAGAAGTTTTTTGCTTTGCTCGACAAGATGTTGGATCGAATTGAAGTTGTTTTGACATCCGAGAAACCATCGCTCTTCGGAGAACGATTTTTGACTGATACGGAGATGGCAGATAAATTGAAAATAAGCAGAAGAACATTACAACTCTATCGTACAGAGGGTAAAATTCCTTATTTTCAATTTGGCGGTAAAACCCTGTATCGGGAATCCGATATTCAGAAGATATTGGATAGAAACTATGTTCAAGAATTGAAATAGTATTCTATTCATGTGGCTACAACAAAAAACAGGCTTCGGTATAAACTCGAAGCCTGTTTTTAATTATTCATGACGTTCTGTATTAGTTGAGCATTGCATTTTGTACAGACAATAGAGGCATTGTTGTTACTTCCGGTTTGGTAGATTTATCAATGATCCACTGACGAAAGATATTCGCTTTGACTGATTGCACCCGAAAAGCAATAGCGATTATCATATCCAAACCGTAATAATCGGAGACAATTTTGGCTCCTTCGACTGTTCCACTCATCGACTGATCCCCCGCACAAATACTTAATTTCTCAACAGAACGAATATTCTTCTTTGCGGTTTGATAGAAGATTTCAAAGAGTTCAGCGATCTCTGCAATATTCATTCTAACATTTATTGGAACGTGTACTGCTCCATTATCGCTTATCTTGATTTTTGCATTTTTCATAGCACTATTGGTTGAGGTGCTTTATTATTAATTGCTTTTCGTCGTTCCATTAGTTTATCCATATCTTCCGATATTTTATCATCAGTCACTTTCGAGTAAATTTGTGTACTCGAAATATTGGTATGTCCCATCATTTTGCTAATACTTTCAATGGGAATACCAGCCGAGAGCATAAGGGTTCCGAACGAATGTCGGCTCATGTGGTAGCTGAGATTCTCTTTGATGCCTAAAGCAAAGCCGATCTCATGAACTTCAAACCAAATCTGATCCCGACTTGGTAAAGGGAAGATAGGAGCAGTATTATCGGTTGTATTGTAAAGCATCAAGATTTGTTCTGCTATCGGATGTAGTGGGATAAATGCTTCAACTTTTGTTTTAGTTCTGCTACTTCGGATATATAATCTACCTTCCGCTGTTTTGCCTATATTCTGAGGATAGAGGTTGTGCACATCAACAAAAGCAAGTCCGGTAAAGGCTGAAAAAATAAACGCTCTGCGAGCTAACTCTTGCCGTTCGTAGGGCATTGGAGTGTCCATAATCTTTTTCAGTTCATTTCGGGTAATATGCCGTAATTTAGGAGGATTTTTTTTCTCATACTCCACATCTTCAATCGGACTACTTCTTAACACTTCCTGATCAACCGCAATATAAACCAGCCTGTTTAGCCAGCATAGACAGTGATTCACATGGGTTGTCGCATAGCCTAAATCTTTTTTTAAGAAGTTTTTGAACGATTCTCCAAACTCTTCCGTAATATCTGAAAAGGCAATATCATCCATTCCTCGTGAAAGGACAAAATCACGCAGGTTGCTCTGGGTTGTTTTTGATTGTCGGTAGGTGGATGTTGAATTAATCTCCAGAGATCGTTTTCTCAATCGTTCACGCTCCACTTCACCTGCTTGTAAAAGAAAGGTGGACACACTATTTACTCCTAAAATTATATTTTTGAGTAATTCTGCACTGATAACTCCTTGTTCTTTAAGAGTCTCTTCGTAGGTCTGTTCGATACGTTCCCGAAGTTTATCCAATTTATGATTGGTCGCCCCGTCTCGTACTTTCCCTTTCTTGCTGTTCCAATCGTTCGGTTCACAATAGATTCCGGTTGTCAAAACTGTCTGTTTATTATCAACCGTGATGCGGCACAGAATAGGAGTAGTGCCGTCGGATTTTATTTTACTGCGGTTGATGTAGAATAATATTTTAAATGTACTTCGCATAATCGTTAATGTTATAGGGTTAATACTAAATCTTTTGTTGTCTCAATATACTTATCCATATCCTCAAAGAGCTTCTTGGGAGTCACACGGGCATAAATCTGTGTTGTTTTTATGTCGCTGTGACCGAGCATCTTTGATACCGTTTCGATAGGGACACCCGCTTCGAGCGTAATCAGACTGGCAAAGGAATGACGGCTCATGTGATAGTGGAGACGTCCTTTGACATCTGCAAGAATCCGTATGCCCTGCATATTTCTTTTAATCGTACCGTTGTGTATCATTGGGAACAAAGTTTCCCTGTTGTCGTCCCGATATTTATCAATCAGGGCAATGGCTTCCGGTAATAATTTGATGCGGGCAAGTTGTCCGTTTTTGCCCCGCTTGTATTTGAGCCACCATGCACCATCATCATCCGTTGATAAATCATCTTTGGTGACGGATACCGTATCAATGTAGGCAGTGCCTGTGTAGCAGGAAAATAGGAACATATCACGTGTTATGACATGTGATCGGCGACGTTCGGGAATTTCTAAATCCCGAATTTTCTCAAAATCTTCCCGGCTGAGGGTTTTTGGGGTACTTTCTTTTTGTTTAGGTAGCTTGTAATAAGCAAAATAGTTTTTATCCGAGTTACCTTCTTTGAAAGCTATCTTGCAAACTTTTTTTAGGATTGCCAGATAGTGTCGTAAGGTATCAAGTGCAAGTCCTTTATCCTCCAATACAAAAGATTGGAAGTCCCGGATAAACTGTTCGCTTAACTGACCGAAAGCCAGATCGGAAGCATTAAACTTTTTCTTGATAAATTCAGCTACAACTCGTTTGGTATAGAGATGATTGGGAAGTGTTCTTGGGGAACGATCAACGCCAATACGCTCTTTAACGCTTTCGATATGTTTATCGAATTGTTGTAGCAAGGTCGTTTGTGCGGACATTGCTCCTTGAAACAAGTTCTTGATGGCTTGGGCATCGAAAGGCTGTTTACGATCAATGAGCGTGTCGTAGGCTTCGTTGATGGAAAGCATCAACTTATCCAACTGAGCGTTGGTCGTTATGGCTTCTTTACTTTTTCCATTCAACCGACTTTCACGCGAATTCCATAGCGAGAATGTACAAGAAAGTTTACAACTGAATTGTACCATCGACTTGCCGACAGTGATACGTCCCATTATCGGAGTTTTACCCGATTTGTCGGAACTACTCTTTTTGAGGTAGAGTAATACCTTGAATTTTTCTGCTTTCATACACTTATATTTTTATTATCCTTTGCCGTTGTTTTGCAACGGCAAAGTTACTTGTTATATAAGTGCTCTTTAGTGCGTAATTATAAGCAAATCAGAACATAAGAAGTTCGTTTATTCGCATCTTGTTACCTGTTTTAATTTAGTAACTGAGTGGTTAACGACTTAGTAACTGAAGTCTGTCTAAGATTTGCTTAGATTCAAATTTTACGAACTTTCTAAATCTAAGCAAATATGCTAATTTCAAGACTGTTACCTATTGAAGTATTGCGATTTGCGTATATCCCTTTTCTTGTGTTTTTTTCATTGCGGACGACATACTTTTGCAACAATGTTTTTAACAGAGGGAGTACCTCTTGAAAGCCTTAGTAAGATGATGGGACATAAGAATATTTCTACCACTCA